GCCAAGACTGCCAAAGAAATTGCAACTGAAAATGGTGAACCCTATATCAGTATTATTAGCGTTGAGCTAGATCCTGATAATATCGGCAATGGTGCGTTTGAACTAGACTGGAATGATAAATTCTTAGCTAATCTAGTACGTGCCGGATATCAACAAAAACCCAACGAAGAAGAAACCGTAATCGTTGATCGCTGGTTTCAAGACGTGTGTCGTAATGTAATTGCAGAAAACTACGAACAATGGGAAGCCAATCAGCCAACGGGCATGCGTCGTGTTGATAAAGAAGACCTAGGTGGCGGCAAAACCTCAGTATCATGATTGTTTATGTAAACGGTGACAGCCATAGTGCTGGGGCCGAAGCAGTTAATACACATTGTTTTGCAAATGATGATCCACTATACCGTGGATTAGGCAGACAAGCACACCCTGATAACATTAAAGTAAGCTATGGCTGTAATATTGCCAATCATTACCATGCTATACTAGAATGTGACGCAGAAAGTGCCAGCAGTAACGATCGTATTATTCGAACTACTAGACAGTATCTAGCAGAAGGCAATACCCCAGACTTGATTATCATTGGGTGGGCCACTTGGGAAAGAGAAGAGTGGCTACACAACAATGATTACTATCAAGTTAGTGCAGGAGGATTTGATACTGTTCCGCCAGAACTGCATACTAGATATAAAGAATGGGTAATTGAAAAATCAAAAACCTACGCACAAGATGAACTAACATGCTTTGAAAAAATAAAACAACTGCATATTGAACTATCAGATTTAAATATCCCACACCTGTTCTTTAACACATACATGCATTTTGGACATGTTGCATTAAATCATCAAACAACGTATAATTGGAATAACAATTACATTGATCCTTATAACCAGAATGGTACGTATTATTATTGGCTACACAATCAAGGCTTTAAATGCGTACAACATCACAGCGTACATGAAAGCTACCACTACGGTGCAGATGCACACCGAGCTTGGTCTGAATATCTGATACCACATGTCGACAATATTATACGTTAATGGCGACAGTCACACAGCGGCCGCAGAAGCTGTGAATACCTATGCCTTTGCTGCCGACGATGTTAAGTATCAACATCTTGGTAATAGGCCGCACCCTGATAATCTTAAAGTAAGTTATGGCAATGTGCTGGCTAAATTATTAGAGTTTGAGTTAGTTAACGATGCCGAGAGTGCTTGTAGCAACGATAGAATTTTAAGAACTACTAGAGAGTATTTAAAAAACAATCGCCCGGGATTAATTGTAATTGGCTGGACCAACTGGGAACGCAGTGAGTTTGAGCACGAAGGAGAGTACTACCAGTTTACTGCCAATACTCCACGCATTGTTTGGCCAGAACAGGTTAAACACGAACATCTAAAATGGGTACTAACACACAACAGTAAACAGTCCAGCGAACGATATCACGAAGCAATCTATGAACTGCACCTTGATATTATGGACATGGGTATTCCGCATATATTCTTTAATTGTTTCCATCCATTTTATAAAACCGCACCCAAAGAATGGGACAACTGTTATATAAGCCCATACGGGCATCACAGGACTTTTGTACAATGGGCACAAGACAAAGAGTTCCCTACCGTGGGTGCAGGTTACCATTTTGGTCCAGAAGCACACGCAAAATGGGCTAAAGTCCTAGTGGACCACTTGCTTTTATCTAAATAATATGCTATTATAACTGCATGAAATATCTAATCGTAGACACCGCTAATACTTTTTTCCGTGCTAGACACGCCGCACATCGCCAAAGCGATACATGGGACCGCTTGGGTTTTGCTATTCACGTTACTCTAGCCAGTGTGGCTAAATGCTGGCGTGAACAAAAAGCTGACCATGTAGTATTTTGTTTGGAAGGACGTAGTTGGCGTAAAGACTATTACGATCCATATAAAAAGAATCGTGCAGTTGCTAGAGCGGCATTAACCGAAGCCGAAGCTGAAGAAGATCAATTGTTTTGGGAATCATTTGATACCCTAAAAACTTTTTTAACTGATAAAAGTAACTGTACAGTTCTACGTCACGAAAGTCTTGAAGCTGATGATTTAGTAGCTGGCTGGATTCAAGCACATCCAAGCGATGAACATGTAATTGTAAGTAGCGACAGCGACTTTCATCAGTTACTTGCACACAACGTAAAACAATATAACGGGATTCAAGATGAACTCCACACTACGGAAGGCATTTTCGACAAAAAAGGTGCCCCAGTCAAAGATAAAAAAACTAAAGAACCCAAAAAAATTCCGGATCCTTCATGGATCCTATTTGAAAAGTGTATGCGAGGGGACACCTCCGACAATATATTCTCAGCATATCCAGGGGTCCGCACAAAGGGAACTAAGAATAAAGTTGGATTGCAAGAAGCCTATGCAGATCGCGATAGTAAAGGCTTTGCGTGGAATAATCTAATGCTACAGCGTTGGACCGATCACAATGGGGTCGAACATCGTGTGTTGGATGACTATGAACGCAATCGTGTACTAGTGGATTTATCTGCACAACCTGAGCATGTTAAAGTTTGGATTGCTGAAACTATTGCCAATGGCAGTACAGTTAAAAATATTCCAATGATTGGGGCACAGTTCATGAAATTCTGTGGCAAGTATGAACTTAATCGTATCAGCGATAACGTTCAAAATTATGTTGACTTTTTATCGAAAGCGTATCAACCAAAATGACTGACCTTGTATTCTTTTTAGTACTTTTACAACTCAAGCATTGGTACGTTGATTTTGTTAGTCAAACCGCAGAAGAAGTACATGGCAAAGGTATCTACGGCAATCGTCTAGGATTATGGCATAGCGTAAAACATGGTATCGGTACTGCTATGGCTGTATGGATTGTTGGCGGAATGATTGCTATTCCAGTTGCTTTACTAGTGGGAATAATTGATTTTACTATTCATTATCACATAGACTGGGTAAAAATGAATTGGGGCAACCGAGATATTCAAAATCCATTGTATTGGAATCATTTAGGTCTTGATCAAATGGCTCACCAGATCACGTACATTGGCTTTATGTATTGGTTATTTGCATGATTAAAGGTATTACTGGCAGTGGACAATTTGTTACTGTATCCAATGGGAGTTCAAGCACCTACGTTAATGCATACAACGGAGCTCAAGGGGTAGGTAATGTACGTTTCAATACTACCAATCAAAATCTTGAAGTGTTTGATGGTAATTCGTGGGTAATGCTTAATATGAGTTATGCGTCAATTGGACTTACCGGCGAAGCTGAATCTCTTTTACAATGGGCCAGAGAAGAACGTGCCGCAAGGCAAAAGGCCGAAACTATGGCCTTAACCAATGTTACTGTAGCTGACGCACTAAATCGTGTGCGTGAAGCAGAACAGCAACTTATAGTAATTGCCGCACTATGCGAGCAAGAGGAGAAAAAACAATGAGATGGTTAAAGAATAAATTACGCAACTGGATCAACAGTGACGACTATCCAGTAGCATTGACTAACAGTAGCAGTAAAATAAGAGTGTCAGACGAACCTGATGTAGATGGTTTACGATTTACAATTATGAAAGCCAACGGTGGAGTTATTTTACAATCCCGTAAATTTGATCGCAGACGTGACGAAAGCGATACCAGTACTTACATTATCACAGACGACGAACCATATGCTGAACGCATTGGTCAAATTGTATCAATGGAGATCTTAAAATCATGAGCGAGGTTATTGCAAAACCTGTAGTAAAAAATAAGTTTTGGATTGTTGAATCTGACGGTCAAAAGATTGCAACTATACAAGCAGTTGAAGAAGGTGGCGTGGTCTATGTACACGACAATGAACGTGAATCGTTCCCTAGCATTAAACTGTTGACTAAAAAATACAACATTGAATTTGTCAAGGCCGAAAAGTCTGTTAAGTCAGAAGATCACGAAGTGTATGGGTATCCATGTAGCAATCGACCGCACAATGAAATTTACGATGTACAACGTAAATTGCCTATCTATACTAAAAGTTTAAAATCAAAAAGTTATTTCTGTGCAGGATACTATGCTGTGAGATTTAGCAATACTTGGGTCAAGGCCTATTGTCCTAAACTTATTACATTAAACAGATACGAATATGCTGGTCCGTACAAATCTCAAGAACAGCAACAACTAGAGTTAAGGAAATTAAATGGACACGCTTAGTATCTACGTAAAAATGTTCAATGACCGTATACGAGTCATGAACCAAAGCAATTCTACCAATTTAACACTAACTGCACAAGACGCTCGTAATTTACACGCAGATATTTTTGCTTTATTGTCACTAATAGCAGAATTAGAAGGAAAACTTCAGGAAAATTCTGAAGAAACTATCCAAGTAACTATGGATGGTGGAGGATTTAAATAAACTACGCATTTATTGGTGATAAATAAATGTATCAAGGAACAATGTTATGAGTCGACCAAAGCCAACCGTTATTATTGAGCACGTAAACAAGAACACTTATAAAAGTGATCAGGTGTTAAGCTCTGAAGGTATCTGGGCTGTGTTTTATGATAACAAACCAATTAATCTAAAAACGCACAACATTCTTGTGAGTTACCCAGGGCCTAAATACAAGAAAGTAAGTTTCAGTAATCCAGGGCATGCTATTAATCTAGCAAAAAAATTAAACACCTTATTTAAGACTGACAAGTTCACTGTAGTCTTACTAAGTCAAGGTGAAACCATCTACCCATAAGCAACACGAAAAACAAGTTGAGGTTATAATCCTAGCGGGTTATGACCCGACTAGGTTTGTTGGTGTTGAACATCAGTGGTGGTATAATCCCATAAACCATAACAGTTTAAGACTAACCCACACTGGGTTCAAGTGGTTTACACAGCATGCCAAATTAAAAAGCTACGAGATTAAGTTACCCGAAGATCAAAAAATCTTACCCAAGCATTACTTACAGTTAGAGAAACTGTTTGAAGAGCCTTACTATATCAAAGGCCGGGCCAGCATTGTAGTATTTGGTGAACGTGATGCGGTAATGTTACAACTACATGCCGGCGACTTAACATCTTACTTGAATAACTTAGAAAGCAATCAATGATCGTACTAGCACCTATCAGCGTCGGCGAACTAATAGACAAGATTACAATCTTAGAAATTAAACTAGATATTATCGCAGACAATACTAAACGTGAAAATGTTCATCGAGAACTTGATGAACTGAATAAAATTCTAAACAATCTTGTATTGCCGAATATTGCGGTACAAAGAAAAAAGCTCAAAACCATTAACAACGAACTTTGGCAAATAGAAGATGCCAAGCGAGAATGCGAGCGTACACAACAGTTTGACGAATTGTTTATTGAACAAGCTCGTCAAGTTTATCTTAAAAACGATCAACGTGCCAGCATCAAACGAGAAATCAACGTGATATGCGGTAGCACAATCATAGAAGAAAAAAGCCACAAAACCGTTGCATAAAAACAACAGTTGTTTTGGTTGACCCAAAATTCCATTTAATCTATAATAGCAGTTATAGTATAAAAATGGAGCTAAAATGTATTCCCAAATAAACGAAAAAGAACAGGTTGTGCAAGCCCTTAAAGGTCCACAGTTTGAACGTGATCGCCACGGCAGTTTGTTTGATCGTGGATCAGCTGACAGCTATTACGGTCGTTATGCCCAACCACATTGGTATCCGCAGGGCAGTTATAACGGTGACCCTGTAACCAACCTAACTCAAGCCGAAATTGATGAATATCTTGCTGGCTACGAGTGGAATGAGTTGCACGGTGACAAGAAGTCGTGGGATTAAACGGTTGACCCATAATTCGGTTAAATGTATAATATTGTATATACAGTAAAAAACAGGAGCTAAAATGAGTAAAACAATTTATTTTGCAGGTGTTAGTCGTTTAAACGGTGAGCTAAAGTTCCGTACAGCACAAAGTCCAGCTCGTTTCCAACAGTTGACCAAACTTGGCGATACAGAAGTTGAAATGTCGAGTGTGAATGCTGATTCAAAAGAGCAGGCCGCTCAAGAACTTCTTGATCGCAACTTTGCCAATGGACGTGCCGAAATTCAAGCCTTGTTGGAATCAGTGGCAGGCAAGACGTCTGCTCCACGCAAGTCTAGCACAGTACGAGTCAAGGCTCGTAAGATCAAGGTGTCCAAGGCCGCGGCTGAAGCCGACGACATCAAACTCACACCACGTCAGGCCGCTAAAATTCGCG